TGACGGGCCATCTCTTGATTCGGGAACTGCCACCGAAGGTCGAGACCAACTCTGCGCAAGCAATCGCGCATGTGTAGGTCAACGCCCTTCTGGAGGTAGTTGTTCCCCATCGGTTCGACAGCTATGACTCGATGAGTCTTCGCTGTCTTTGGTACAAAACCGACTTTATTGTGGTTGACCTGTGTGCAGCATGTGTCGAGGTCTTTCTCAAGGACCTGAAGACACTGAATACCACCTCGGGATACCGCTCGCGCGGCATACTGAAAGTGGTAATTCAAAGCTGCAGCGAAGTAAGGTCGTGCACTCGATGTAACGGTCCAACTATCGGCTAGAAGTTTCCGGCCTAAGTTGGTACAATCTCCGTGTACACCGAGACTCGCACCGCTAGTGAAGTCACACTTATTGTAGATCGCCTGCAAAGGAGGCATATCCCGTAGGACATACCTGATCCACAGACGAGCACGTTCGAAAGCGAAACAATTTGGACGATTTTTGACCGTCCTCCTGTTCCACGCCCTAAACCACTGGTTGATTCTCCTACACTTCCTCTCGGATTTGTAGAAGGATTCCAACGCAGTTCGTTCGGGGTCCATCCCGGACTCTTTTGGAGTCCAAGGATACTTTCGAATAAGTGCAGCTATCTGATGCGCAACAAATTGTTTTGTTGCGGTCTCATGCACTGTCGAGACCAAAGCATCAGAGATCTCAATCATCTTCTTGACGTTCCACGAGAGTATTTGCTTCTCAAGTGAATCATCATTGGAGATTGAGGTCCACTGCTCAACCGATGCTCGGAGCACCTTCCGGTATAACGCCGGAGCAAGTGCATCCAACTTCGCATTGAGTTTTCGCAACTCCCTGCTCGAGGGTTTCTTCACGATATCCTCCTTGCTTATACCTAAGCAATTGGTTAATAAGCTTTACGCTTAGTTAGCCATTTGGTTCAAGGGCAGATCAGTTAATGATTGATCTTTCCTTGTTTAATCATCGCCTTGAAATCAGACGATGCAACCAAAGCTCCAAGGTCATTGGAGATTGCGTCGGCGTCAGCATCGGAGATACCGACAGGAACGCTCGAACCGACCGTGTGAATGCTATCACCCGTAGGGGTGACAGCACCGGTCAGGGTGTGCGTGCGAGTCAGCTTCACCTCAAATCGACTGTTACCGCTGTACGTTGCCGTTGCTTTGGCAGCCGTACGAGCCAGACGAAGAAGATCTTTCACCGAGACGGTATTAGCCGGACCCCGGTAACCGACCGAATTCGCCTGAAACGAGTCAGCGGTATAGGTCTTAGTGTTGAACGTGAGAGACATGGGGAATAATTCCCTATAAAATTGGTCGTATTGACCGAGTTGAGAAACGTTTCACTTGTGTAAACGAATGAAACGGCGTAGTATCTGCTGCCCCACAAGGGCGACAGCATCTACTATCCGGGTTACATCGTCAAACCGAAAATCCTGTTTAACGACTAGACCCGGTGTTGCTAGACTCGGACGCCGCAATTTCTGCCAAACGTCCTCTCGTGCCCACCCGCTGTAAGGTATACTTATCGTATAACCAGACGGCCAAGCTACAGATGTGCCTTCCTTAAAACAGGAGGCTACCTGTAAGGTGGTAACACTTTGCCCTAGAGACTGAGGTGCAAAAGCATTCCCTAACGCCCCAATTAAATCGGAGACATTAAAGAACCAGTCAGCGACGAAACTGTAATGAACCAGATTCCAAGGTAAGGTCATGAGGCTTTTGGCATCAAAACCGTATTGGTATCTCCAGTCGGTTACCATATCGTCGATTGACATTGCACGAACGGAAACGGTTTCTATACGAGTAGTCTTTCTATCGTATAGGACTCCGGCTCCGTACTCCTGAGCGGAACTACCTGAGGTAACGGTCTTACTGACCGCCCCACGGGTGGTGACCCGTTCAGACTTCGTGCCCTTTGCAACAGCCTCCATGATATCGTTTATACTACCAACGAGGGGCCTGATACCATAACGGTACATCAGCCACAAGTTGGCAAGACTTAGTTCAAGGCCAGCGGCGCGAGCTTTACGCTCCCAACGGAACCATGAACCAAGTGGACTCCACAGCATAGAGAGGGTTTTCTTGATTTCAGCCAAGTTCTCCCAAGTATCGGTAGAAGCTCTTCCGATCTTTGAGAGGCACTTAGTAGAAGCCTCGATATCCATCTCTGAGATCTCATCAGCGGATATGGCAAAGGTGCCCACATCCGAGACGAGATACGACGTATTGTCTAGACCAAGTACTTCGGTCGTGCGCAATGCGCCGCTGTATGAATACCAATACGCAGGATCGTTCCACCTCAAGATATAGCCATAACTGGATACACCTTGAGAACGGGAACGTTTCCACCTGCGCATGGGATTCATGATGACCTCACCCTGGCTTGAGCGTTCGCGAAAGCCGGGAGTGACAATATCGTACATCCATTCCTTGTCACCGTTGCCGAAGGTGTCATTACCCGACGCGTTACCAGCACCGTTATAAGCGGTGAAGTACCACGTTGGGTGATTAAACTCCCCGGCAGAGCGATAACGAGGATATGGCGGGGGGAAATGTTTTGTTTTAAAAA